AGTTGTTGAGTTCGACTCAGCGCCTCGCCTTGGGGTACTGGAGGAGGTATTAGAAGAGACAAGCCGCAAGGTAATCATCTTCGCCCTGTTCCGCTCTAGCATTGACACCATCGTTACGTATCTAACCAAGCACGGCTATGCCGTTGACCAGATTCATGGCGACGTGTCAGCAACAAAGCGTGGTCAGATCATCAACGACTTTCAGACTACCGACAACATCCGCGTACTGGTGTTGCAACCCCAAGCGACAGCCCACGGGATTACCCTGACTGCCGCTGACACAGTTGTCTTCTATGGCCCACTAATGTCTGTTGAGATGTATACGCAGTGCATAGCACGAGCCGACCGCAAAGGTCAAGACTCAGACAAGGTCACTGTGGTGCACATTGAATCAAGCCCCATCGAGAAGAAGCTTTTCAAGGCAATGAATACAAAAGTTTCCGATCACGCCCTGCTCGTCGGCATGTTCGACAGCGAAGTAAAAAATATTTAAGAAAGGAGTTGCAAATCAATTTAGTCGTGCTATGCTGTCAAACCATTGACAATAAAATAATTCAAGGAGAAGTAAATGTTAAACATAGATGATGAGGAACCTGCTCCTCAGGAAGCACCGACAGACGTCACTGTCCCCATCAAGCGTCAACAAGACGTTGTGAAGATCGCGCTCAAAGACCAGATGCTCAAGCTTGGCGTATCAAGTGTACGCACAGACCAAGGCACCGTAGTGCTGTCTACCAAGACACGCTACAACACACAAGACTGGGACTCTTTTAAAGAGTTCATCAAGGAACACGATGCGTTGGACTTGTTGGAGAAGCGTATTGCGCAGACCAACATGGCTACGTTCTTGTCTGAGAATCCCAGTCTAGTTCCCGCAGGGCTTAACTCTATGACAGAGTACGCCATTTCAGTTCGTAAACCAACCAAGTAATCAGGAGAATCATTATGAGCAATGTAGCTCTATTCAACCCATCCCAAGCCCCCGCGTTCGCTAAGAACCGCACATCGTTGTCACCCATGGCCCGAGCCCTAGCCGGTGGCGCAGTTGGCAACCGCACCAAGAGCATCTCCATCAAGGGTGGTGTGTTTCGTTTGAACGAAGGCGGTAAAGAGATTGCCGCTATCGAAGAGCGCTACCTCGATGTGGTGATTGTCAATGCCGCGCCTGATGTTTCACGCGTGTTCTATGCCAAGGCATACGATGGCGAAGTGTCTGCGCCTGACTGCTGGTCACAAGATGGCAAGACACCAAGCCCCGAGGCAAGCAACCCACAGCACAACAAGTGCGATGGATGCCAACAGAACATTGCCGGTTCTGGTCAGAACAATAGCCGCGCTTGCCGCTTCCAACAGCACATTGCTGTAGTGTTGGCTAATGATATGGAAGGCTCTGTATTGAAGCTGACTGTGCCTGCTAAGTCTGTGTTCGGCAAAGAAGAGGGCGACAACCGCGCCTTGCAAGCGTACGCTCGTCACTTGGGCGCACAGAACATTGACCCATCTGAGGTCATCACGCGCATGAAGTTCGACACCAAGTCTGAAGCGCCCAAGCTGTTCTTTAAGGCTATGCGTTGGTTGACGGACGATGAGTTCCCAATCATTCAGGAACAAGGCAAGACAGACACCGCTATTAAAGCTGTGACAATGTCTTTCTCTAAGATGGACAGCGTTGCCGCCCCTGCGCCTTTAAAGCTTGAAGGCAAGCGCCCTTACCCTGTGGTTGAGGAAGAGGAAGCACCTGCACCCGCACCTAAGGCTAAGACCAAAGCCAAGGCCGCCCCTCTGCCTGCCGAGGATGATGAGGAACCCGTAGTCCGCAAGGAAGAGAAGAAGCCCAACGCTGTGCCCAAGGCAAAGGCTGACTTGTCTGCCATGGTGGACGACTGGGACGAAGCGGAATAAGGAGTAGATGATGAAACTTATGACGCGTGACTCTACACCAAGAGAATTTCAAAAAGTTTACCGCAAGGGCGATGTTGTCTATGTTCCACACTTTCGCTGTAGCGATGTGTTTGTAGGCCCCGGATACCCCCGCTTCACAAAACAACTCTACAACGAGTTTGAACTCGTTAGAGGGGGCGCTGTGCAAGAAAGCATGCCTCTGTGGGCAAGGGGTAAATACGGTCTCGTTGACGACAGAAACCCATAAATATCGGGGGGAACGTCGCGCAATTTTTAGCTTGCAGACGAGCGGCTAGTACCCCCACCTACACCATGCCATATTCACAACAAGTAATTAGCGCAGTCAAGAAAGCGCCTAAGACGTTGGGCAACCAACTCGGGCGGTGGGCTGTGCATCATGACTTCTCTGCCATCAAGATAGCCAAAGTAACAGGAGCCTCTCGGCAATCTGTTTACAACTGGTTCAATGGCGGTGAAGTATTCGTGGCTTACCGACCATCGGTTGAAGCTATCCTTAAAATTTTACAAGCGTCCAGTACGGGCGACGAAGCTTGGAGACGAACATGCAAAGCATTCAACCTAAAAACTTGAGCGACGAAGAGATACTGCGTCAGGTATATCTGATGGGCAATGAGATGCTTCCAAAAGAATGGGTGGAAGTTCTGTGCGAACGCTTTGCCAAATCACTTGATTGGTATCAGGACAGATACGATGAAGGCTTTGCTGACGGCTGTTCTCATGGCTTAGAACACGGAAACAAGACTGGCTTTGAAGAAGGTTTTGCCGCAGGCGTAGCTCACGCAAACGACCCCGAACTAAAGTAACCAAAGGACAAACATGACATCCGCTGAATTTTTAGCGGTGGTTTTGCCGTCCGAAGGTTTCGGCCTGTATTGCGCGGTAGAACTCACAAAAAAGAAAGAGCATGTATATGCGGCAAAGATTGAGGAACTCATCCCGACGATCGAGCAGTGGCACGCCAACAACTACGACGTCTTCCTTGGATGGGTACGCTACCAAGAAGGCGGCGGCTGATGCGCTAATTGAGTTCCTGACAAGGTCTGGACTCGATGCGCTAGGTACGCCATGGGTGGTTGACTCAGGCGGGGGCTTGCATTGCTACTGGCCGTTGAAGGATGAGATTCCTGCAACTGTTTGGAAACCTGTTGCTGAGAACCTGAAGCGTCTGTGCAAACAGGAAGGCTTTAACATCGACATGACGGTGACTGCGGACACTGCGCGTATCTTGCGCGTGCCCGGAACTGCCAACAACAAGAAGAAGTACGCGACGCCGCGCCCTGTCCGAATAGTCCAAGAGGGTGACATTTTTGACTTTTCGACTTTTTCGCCACTTGTTTACGAGAAGCTTGAGGAGGTGCCTGCACCCCCTGCGCCCAAGCTCGACCTCCCCGGCCAACGCCCTACGGCGCAGACACGCGGTCAGGTTAAGCTGATACAGGATAGCTTCACGCTGTTTGGGAACTTTGAGAACCAGTGCGGTCAGGTTCAGGACTACATTGCCACAGCTACGGAAGATGGCAAGGAACCCATCTGGCGAGGACTCCTGTCTTGGGCAAAGGTCTGTGAGGATGGCGCAGAGAAAGCGATCTGGCTGTCGGACATGCACCCATACCCACACGAGCGGATGCACCAGAAGATTGCCGAGATCAAAGGGCCATACGCGTGCATGAAGATGGACAGCGAGAACCCCGGAATCTGCACAAAATGTAAGCACTGGGGCAAGATCACCAACCCACTGATACTGGGGCGCGAGATCAAGGTGGACAACACCGCCAAAGAAATCATGCTGTCAGCGCCTGCGGAAGAGGACTTTGACGAAGCCGAGCTTGACTCTGAGGAATCCTACGAGCCAGAAGATACGGGTTTACCCCTAGCACCTAGCGTGGTACGTCCTGTGCCCCCTCGTGGCTACAGCTATGGCGAGCATGGTGGCGTGTACTGCACGCGTACTGAGGAAGACGAAGAAGGCAAGAAATCCAAGAAGACTATTCAACTGGTTCCCTACGACTTGTTTGTGGTTGACCTATTGAAGATGGAGAACGACCACTTGGTTCACATGGCCGCTGTGCGTCCCGAAGGCGTGCAGACGCTTAACTTCCCGCAGAAATCTATTGTCAGCAAGGACGAGACGCTCAAGTGGTTGGCCAGTCAGAACATTGTCAGTACCTTTGCGGGTCACGACAAGACGCTGTTTGAGTATGTGCGCTCATGTGTAGGCGAGGCTTCTCAGAACCGCAAACCCGTCGAGGTGCCGTTCCAATGTGGATGGCAGGCAGATCAGTCGTTTGTTTACAACAACCGCGTGTTCAGTAAAGATGGGCGCGAGACTCGGATACCCATGCCCGGGCTTGAGAACATCAACCGCAACACCAACGGCAAGGGCGACCTTGATACGTGGCGGCATCTGTGGAGGACGATCTTTGTAGAGAAAGAAGGTATGGACACAGCCTTGGCTGTGGCTCTGGATTCCTTTGGATCACCGCTTATGCGCTTCACAGAGTACGAGGGTTTCGTCTGGCACATCGGCTCACAGTGGTCTGGTACAGGTAAGTCTTTAGTTCTAAGTGCCAAGGCAGGCGTGTGGGGTCACCCGCTACGCTACCGCACAGGCAAGAGTACTTCTCCTGTTGCAATGCAACAAAGGGCGGGTCTGCTTAACAGCATGCCGCTTCTGATTGACGAGATCACCAACACCCAACGCAAAGACATGGAGTGGGCTCCGGCCTTTATCTTTGACTACGCAGAGGGTCAGGGCAAGGAGCGTATGGAGTCGGGCTCCAACAAGGAACGTATCAATAATAGTACGTGGACTGCTACCTGCACGATGACGTCCAACACGAAGCTGACCGACTACATGGCGGGTGCGCGAGCCCACAGTTCCAACGGCGAGCTTCTGCGTATGCTTGAGTGGACGCCCCATGTAAAGCTAAAGTTTACAGCCGAGGAGCGCAAGACTTTGCTTGAGATCAAGCGTAACTACGGCGTGGCAGGAGAAGCTTGGGTGCGTTGGTTGGCGGTCAACCAAAAGACGGCTGAAGAGATTGTTCGCAAGGTTCACATCCATCTGAAGAAAGTCATGAACTTCAACGACGACGAGCGCTACTGGCATGCGGGCTGTACTACAACTGTAGCGGCGGCTATCTTGTTGCGTAAGGAGTACTCCGGCATCCTAGACGTGGAGATCAACAAGGTCATCACCGCTCTGAAAGGACTTGTGGAGAGAGCCCGTGGCGTTATCAAGACAAGCGTGCGCTCTGCTGAAGATGTGCTCAACGCCTACATTGGCGATAACTACGGAAGCTTTATCGTTCTGAAGAAAGTCGAAGGCAAAATCCTAGCAGCGTGGGGCGACAACGGCGACATCGTTGACCGCTCGACCACCAAGAGCAAGGTGCTCGGCAGGGTAGAGCATGGGCTTTTGACACCGGGCTACAGAGAGTTCTACATTGAGGAACAGCTACTCAAGAAGCACTGCGTGAGCATGAGCTTCGGCTACGATGAGTTCAAGGCGCAGATGGAGGAGTTGTTTACCTGTAAGTACGTCAAGAAAGACATGCTGTCCCGTACCAACGGCCCCGCCATGCGTGTGAACACCATGCACATAACTTTTAGGGACGAAGTCTTTGATGGTAATAATCTATCCTTGGGCGAAGCTAAAGCCGGGTGAGGGCTTCTTTGTCCCCGGACTAGACTGTTCACGCTTGGCTTCAGGTGTCATCTTAGATGCGGCGATTGCTCGCTCTGCTTGCGTCAGCATATTCATGTTTGTCTTGAACGTATTGGCAAGCTCTGACTGCATGTAGTCGGAGCCGCGCTTGGTTAGCAAGGCTTCGGCCTCCTGCACCTTGCCCTCTTCCAACAGCTTATTGACAGTAGACTTGACTTGAGAGATCTCATTCATGCGCTCATACACAGAGTTGATAATGCCGCCTGCGTCATTGGGTTGGAACGCACCGCCCACGATTGGGTACTCAGACAAGCGTCTAACCGCCCGCTCTGGTGTCTCCTTAGATGGCACGCCAAGGCTGATAGCCTGCAAGAAAGCTAGACCCATTGTTCCTGTATAGCCACTGACAAGCGCCTCGATCTTGATTGGAGATATGCCCAAGGTACTACCAACAAGCTTGGCGGCTTCACTGGTGTTAACGCGGTACTGCTCTTCAGGCAACAACTGTTTCTCGCGTGCTGACAGAATGTCGCGGCCTGTGTAGAACGACTTGCCAAGACCAACCTCAATCAAAGGCTTGACCGCTTGCGGTATGCCGTATGAAGAGCCGCCGGGTACTGTCTGCAACAAGATCTGCTTGAATGCCTTGACTGCTTCTTCTCCGCCATGCTCTTTGGTCATGCTGTTGTACAGCGCCTCAGGGATAGCCTTAAAGATGTAGCCAATCTCAAACGGGACAGGAACCTTGATAGGCTCGTCAAGGCCGGGCAGACGTATAAACCAGTTGCCATACTTCTGGTCTGGTGTAGCGTTCTTGTAGGCTTCGTCGTCCTCCATCATCACGGCGTAGGCAAACGTAGCCGCCGCCATCAAACCCCCGCGCTGCAACATCTTTTCACGGATGCGCAGTTGGTCGTTGAAAGGCATGTTGCCTGACATCGCCTTGTACATCACGTTCAGACCTTGAATCTGTGCGTTGAAGAAAGGAATCAGTGCGTTGGCTACGTGCACGCTTGGAGAAGCGCGGCATCACTGGTGGTCAGCAGTTCCGTGGTACAAGCGAAGACATGTCGATGATTCTGCGCGAGATCTCTGACGGCAAGTCTGGATGGATGACAGCGTTAGGGAAGTTTGAGG